AGCTTCAAAAACATTTTGGGCGAAACTGGCGGTAACCAGCCCGAATTGGCCGTGGTTGAAAAGCATTTACCACGACTCGAAACGGTTGGCTTGAATCAGCACAGTTTTGGGGAGGGGATTTCCCAGTGGGCTAGTTTGCATATGGGCATTGAACTAATGCCATGGCAAAAGCATGTGTTGAACGGCCAGCTGTCGCATGACGGTTTAGGCAACCTGCAGTTTCGTGAAGCACTATGTAGCACGGCTAGACAACAGGGCAAGAGTATCGCTTTACAGGCCTTGATAGGGGCCTGGCTAACCGACATAGCGGCCATGCGTGGTAAGCCCCAGGCGGTACTTTCGGTGGCTAACAAACTTGACCGTGCCGAAGCCATATTCGGTTTTATTGCCCCAATACTTGTTGACAAATTTGGCGGTAAAGCCGCCAATGCCATGGGCCGTAAGTCAATCAAAATGCCTGATGGTTCCACGTGGGAAGTTAGAGCTGCGACACCAAACCTGCACGGCGGTAGTTATGACCTAATTGTGATTGACGAACTTTGGAACATTTCAGCAGCTGTAGTCGATGAAGCGTTACGGCCTAGTCAGATTGCTAGGCAGTCACCGTTGTTGTCTATGTGGTCTACCGCTGGCGATGAGTCAAGCGCCGCCATGATTGCGTTTAGAGAACAGGCGATTAGTGAGATAGATACCGGCACAACTGGCAGTTTGTATTTCGCTGAATACAGCATGAAGCCAGGCAGTGACCCCCGATTAGAAAGCAATTGGGAAATGGCAAACCCAGCGATGGGGCAAACCGTGACCATTGAAGCTTTACGGGCTGTCAGCAAAAAGGACAGTTTTCTGCGTGCCCACTTGAACATGTGGGTGTCTGCCCGTGGTGCCTGGCTTCAACCTGGCGTTTGGGACAAACAAAAAACTGACCAACCTATGCCACCTGGTGGCGTGTTGGCTGTTGACACCGACCTAACTGATGGGCGTTATGTGGGCGTCAGGTCATCGGTGCTTGAATCCAAAGCCCATGTGTGTGTCGAATTCATGGTGGACACCGAAGACGCCATGTGGGAAGAAGTAGAACGGGTCATGGCAGACACGGCAACCAGTCTGGTCATTACGCCAGCGTTGCATTTGCATTTGCCGAAACATTTGGAACGTCGAAGTAGCGTCATTGGTTACGGCGAACTGTTGAAGTATTCGGGCCTCATTCAAAAGATGATTGTTGAAGGCAAAGTACGGCACCGTGGGGAACTCGCTTTGGCTGAACATGTAAGCCGAAGCGTATTAACAAAAACGGGCGGTGGCGTCGTTCTCAGCTCGCAAAAGTCCCCAGGCCCCATAGAACTGTGCCGGTGCATGGCATGGGCAATTGCCGAATCTTCACGGCCCAAAGTTGTTGGCAAACCTATGTTTGCTGTGTCTAGGACACCGTGAACCCGTGCCACGCTATTGTTGCAATAGTCCCTGCTCTGCGTCGGGCAGGGCAGGGACACACCCCCGATAGGAAAAGACCATGGGATTATTTACAAGTAACAAAGTGAATAAGGCGCAAATTTCGCCGCAACCTGAACCGACTGTGCAAGCAGCTGCGGTTGGTGGCGCCTATTACAGTTCACAAGTTGCTGGCCCTAACTTGATTGGTGACTGGTGGTCTTACCAGGCTGGCCTTATGCGCAACCGTGCAATGTCGGTTGCCGCCATTAGTCGAAGCCGTGACCTTATGGCCTCAGTGCTGGCAAACATGGAACTGCAAATGTGCACCAAAATTTGGAACGGTGAAGAAATGGAAACCGTGCCGTTGGCGCCCCGTTCCTGGCTACAACAACTTGACCCCGAAATGCCTAATAACTTCTTGTTTCCATGGGTTTTTGACGATCTTTTCTTTTTCGGCCGTTGCTTTCTTTACATCACAAGTCGAACAAAAGACGGTTACATGGCCAGCGCCACCCGTCTACCCCAGGGCAGTATTACGACGCCCGACCAAAACGGCCCAGTGTGGTTTGGTAAGTCAAAAGAAATCTATTTCAACGGTGGCGCTATAGACCCAGCCGATGTTGTTCAGATTTACAGCCCAACCCAGGGCATGATCTTTATGTCAGAGCAAACCATAGCGACAGCATTAAAACTTGAGGACGCCAGGTATCGAAACGCTAGTAGCGCCATTCCTGCCGGTGTACTTAAACAAACTGGTGGCGAACCGTTGTCAGCAATTGAACTTGCACAGTTGGCTGAAGCGTTTAACTTGGCACGGGCCAGCAATCAGACAGCTGCATTAAACGAATTTTTGACGTACACAGAAACCAATGCGACACCTGACAAAATGCTTTTGATTGACGCTGCCGAATATCAGAGTAAGCAAATCGCTAATTTGTGCAATGTACCCCCGTATCTATTGGGTATTTCAACAGGTAGTTACGCATACACAAACAGCGACAGCGCCAAATCTGACCTTTGGACTTTCGGCCTGTCAATGTATGCCAAAGCAATCACTTCAGCATTAAGTCAACAACTGCCCCGTGGCACCTATGTTAAATGGGACTATGAGGACTATCTAAAAACTGAAGGTGCCGAAATGTACCAACCAGAACAACAACCACAAGAAAACACACAAGAGGAACTAGCGTCATGATTCGTTTTACTTCCAACACTTTTGCTGTCGAAGCCGCAGGCCCAGACGGTGAAGCACGCCGAACCATCACAGGCATTGCGGTGCCTTACAACACTTTCGCTACCGTTAGCGATGGCACCACCGTGCAGTTTGCGCCTGGTTCATTGCCCGTTGACGGTAAGGCCCCACGCCTGTACATGTACCACGATTCCACCCAGGCTGTAGGTTTGGTTTCAGAACGAGTCGACAGCCCAGAAGCCATGTATTTCACAGCCAAAGTATCGTCAACCCGTGCCGGTGACGAAGCCCTAGTGCTTGCAGCTGACGGTGTAATTGACAGCGTGTCGGTTGGTGTCAACCCCACAGAATTTAAGTACGACGATGAAGGCAACATGACCATTTTGGCTGCCGAATGGATAGAGCTGTCGCTAGTCCCCACGCCTGCTTTCGCTGGTGCTACGATCAGTCAAGTAGCGGCGGAAGCGCCACAAGTCGAAGAACCAAAGGAAGAACCCAAAATGGAAATTACCCCTGCAGTTGTTGAAGAAGTTGTAGTGCCAACGGCACCGATTTTTGCTACCGCAAAGCGTGAACCACGTTTGCCCAGCGCCCACGAATTTATGGCCGCCATGCACAAGGGTGGCATTGAAGCCGCTAACGCCAACAAAGTTTGGAACGATTACCGCACTTTCCACCAGTCGCCCATTGAAGCGGCAGCTGGCGATGTGGTCAGCTCGAATGTCGCTGGTGTGGTTCCGGCTTTAATTTTGGGCCCCGTTTTTGCGGATATTAACTACATCGCGCCTTTGCTGACAGCCGTTGGGACAAGGGCTATGCCAGGCGGCGGCGCAGGCTCTACTTTTTTACGCCCGACCTGGACTACACACCCGACCGTGGCAGAACAATCGGCACAGCTTGACGCAGTGTCTGCAACTACTTCTGTAATCGCCTCGAATACGGTTACAAAAAAGACGTTTGCTGGTGCGACTACCCTTTCGTACCAGACCGTTGACTTCACAGACCCAGCCGCTATGGCAATCATCATGCAGGACTTGGCAGGCCAGTACCTTTTGGCGATTGACAACTACGCATGTGACACCCTTGTGTCAAGCGCAAGCAGCGATGGTGTTTGGGACTTGACCGTGGCCGACTTGCTCAAGTCAATTTACGATTGTGCAGTTACAACCGTTGCGGCAACCAACTTCTTGCCAACACACATTGCTGTTGACCCAGCAACTTGGGGCTTGATGATGCAGCTAGTCGACACCACAAACCGCCCAATTTTCGGTTACACCGGTGGACAACTCAACGCATTTAACACCATTGGTGCTGGTGGCGTAAACGCTTTCCAAAACGCCAACCCACTTGGCTTGCAAATCATCGTTGACAAGAATTTCGCCGCAAAGACCATGGTGATTTTTAACGCCAACGCTTACGAAATTTACCGTGCTGACCGTGGCCTGCTTTCGGTTGAGAACCCCAGCACCGTTTCACGCACCATGAGCATGTTCGGTTATGCAGCAGTGTTTGCTGCTAACTCAAGCATGATTCGCAAGATCACCCAGGCTTAGTCGAAAGGCGGTTAGCCGCCCATGGCTGTTTATCAAGTCATATTCCACCAGCGTTTAGACGATTACGCTGTGGTTCAAACATTGACAGAACCCGAACTAAATTTGGGCTTACCGTTTACGCTTGCTGGCTTAGGCCACGGTTTGAACGGTTCGCACAATGTTTACGCCATACCCGAATATTTGTTTACGGGCGTAACCAGTGACGGCGATCTGACATTTGATTACAACTACCCGATACCTAATCAGGTGTTGTTTTATGACGCAGGCGACGACCTAGACCGCTCAGCTGCAATACCGCAAGGCACTTTGACCTACACGGAAACCTGCACTTGGGTGACCGGCACACAGATTGGCACCTGGCTAGGCATTGCTTTGGCAAGTGTTGACGAAACCGCTTTCTTGGCTCAATGTGCTTCAAGCGCCAACAACTTCATTTTTCGCAGACGTCAAGAATCAGGTTACACGGACTCTTTGACCACGGCCCCCAGCGGTGATGTAGAGCTGGCAACAATTATGTTTGGCGGCTCGATCTATAGACAACGTGGCGCCATAGACCAGTTTGCAAGTTTTAGCGATATGGGAACCGCTACCGTGTCTGGGCTGTCGCCGTTAATCAAACAACTGGCTGGTATCCCACGGCCTGCGGTTGCGTGATGACTGTTTACACCGACCTGTTCAATGAGGCAATAGATGACCTAGCGGCGACGCTGGCAACCATCACAGGTTTGCGTGTTGTCTTTGACCCTGAAAAGATCAACCCACCGTGCGTGTTTATTGACGCACCCAGTTTTGATTGCTACAACTACAACATCGTTACCATGAATTTTTCGGTAAAAGTCATAACATTAGGGCCAGCCAATCTTGACGGCTTACGCAATGTTTTAAGCATGTCTGCGGGCATTTTGGCGAAGAATGTCGCCGTGAAGTCGGGGCGCCCTGGCTCTTTTCCTGTAGGCGGTCAAATGTTTGCCGCCTATGATTTATCCATAGACCTACAAGCACAAGCAGGATGACCATGACTTACACAATTATCAGCGACAAAATCGGCATAGTAGGCACAGAGTTTGTGCCTGGTGCCGGCACAAACATTGAAGCATTACTGGCGCACGGCTTTATTAAATCTGATGAAGTACCTAGCGACAGCGACGCCCCAAAATCTGCTAAAACTAAAGCACACACAAAGAAGGATTAACCCATGGCTACTTCGACATACCTTTCTAATCCAGGCGTAATGGTCAACAGCGTTTCATTGACCGACCAATGCACTGCCGCAACTGTTACCAACATGGCAGAAGCGCTTGAGTCAACGGCGTTTGGTTCCACCAGCCGTGTGTTTGTTGCTGGTCTTTACAATCAAGAAATCACGCTTGATTTGTACATGAGTTACGCCGCAACCGAAACCTACGCAACTTTGGCAGCTCTAGTTGGCACGACCACCACCGTAAAG